CTTGATCTGCAGGACGAGTTCGACGCCGTAGCCGACGGTGCCGACGCCACCGCCGCCAAGCTGGCAGCCGCCACCACTACCGCGCAACAGGGTCAGGCATCGCTGTTCGATACCTTCGCCAGCGATTCGCAAAAGCTGGATGCCGCTCGCAAGATGGTCGGTGATTCGTTCGCAAGCATCGGTAGCGCAGTGCCGGCCAGTGCCGCCGAATTCCTCAAGCTCGCGCAATCCATCGATCCGGCAACCGAGGCAGGGCAGAGCTTTATCGCCACGCTCGGCAAGGTAAGTAATGCATTTGCATATGTCGAAAAAGCGTCGGCAGACAGCAGCGCGGCAATGGTCGCATCCGCTCAGGCTGCGGCTCAGGCCATAGCGCAGGCGTCCAGCTCGCGTCGGTCCATCCAGGATCAGTTTGACTCTACCGGCGCAGTGGCTCGCGCTCAGGCGGATATCAATGCGGCGTTTTCGAAATACGGCGCAACGAATCTGATCCCGACCACCCGAGAAGGCGTTGCGGCGGTGGCTGGCAGCATCGATGTTAACTCCGCGCTTGGGCAAGAGCAGATGGCTGCGCTGAATGCGCTGACTGGCGCGTTTAACACGGTTTTTTCAGCTCAGGAAAAGGCTGCGCAAGATGCTGCTGCCGCAGCGCAAGCGGCTGCAGATCAACAGGCAAAATCCGCTCAGGACGCGCTTGACGCCGCCCGGCGTTCCGCCGACGAGCAAATGCGCCTGGCCACTCAAGTCCACGACTCAATCAGCGGCGCATTGCGGTCGCTGCTGGGCCAAAGCGAGCAGTTCGAAACCCAGTCGCGGCAGATGGCGCAAGCCACGCTGCAATCGGCACTGGTAATCGCCAAGGCTGGCGGATCGCTGGCGAATTTTCAAGGTCTGGATGCGGCGCTGGCGTCAGTCAACAAGCTGGACAAGGCGACCTTCGCCACCGCTGCAGGCTACGCGGTGGAGTTTGGCCGCACCGCCAATCTGCTGACGCAACTGGAGCAATACACGCGCATCAACGGAAGCCACGCAAACGGACTGGATTACGTGCCGTTTGATGGCTACGTCGCCCAGCTGCATCGTGGCGAGCGGGTGCAAACGGCAGCTAGTGCATCGGCGGCAGATGCGACGGTGGCGGAGGTCAAGGCGCTGCGCAGTGACCTGAACGCCATCGGTGCGGCGCTGGCGACCTACACGCAGAAAACCGCGAAGCTGATGGCTAAATTCGACGTGGAGGGCATCCCGGCAAGGGTTTGATATGGCTACACCAGTAAAAATCATGCCGCCCATCGACATCACCTACGCCAAGTTGACGGCGTCGAATGTGGCGGAAACCGAGTATGGCAACTACGCCGCTGGCACCACCTATGCGCTTGGCGACCGGGTGATTGTTCCGGCCACGCACGACGTTTGGGAATCGCTTGCGGCGGGCAACACCGGCAACACGCCAGCTACCAGCCCGACATGGTGGGTGCGAGTCGGGCCGACCAATCGCATGGCGATGGTGGATGCCTCGGTGTCGAGCCAGACCACCAGATCGGGCGGGATCGATGTCACCGTCACGCCGGGTGAAACCGTCGATACCCTGGCGCTGCTCAACGTCAACGCATCTACTGTCAGGGTGCGAGTGACCGACCCGACCGATGGTGTGGTGTACGACCAGACCACCAACATGATCGCGCCGATATCCGAGTCAAGCTGGTACACGTGGTTTTTCGAGCCCATCGCCCGCAAAGACTTTCTTGTATCAACGCTTCCGCCGTATGGGTCGGCAGCCGTACGAGTCGAGCTAAACGACACCGGAACGGCAGCATGCGGCGTATTGGCGCTCGGACTGGCGCGCAAGATCGGCGAAGGCGCGCTGGCTGGCGCTCGCACCAGCATTGATGACTATTCCGGTAAGGAAAAAGACACATGGGGCCAGTACCAGTTGATCGAGCGCGGCTACAGCGACAAGGCCAGTATCAGCACGATCATCATGGCCAGCATGGTTGATCCGGTCAGCAAGCTGCTGAAAACCCGGCGCGCAAAACCCACGCTGTGCATCGCGTCTGATCAGTACAGCATCCTGGTGTTGTTCGGGCTGATCAGCTTCGACGTCACCATTCCGTATTCCACGCATTCCGTATGTAACCTTGAAATCGAGGGGCTTTTATAAATGGCCATGACTCCATTAACCGGCATGCCGGATCGGTCGCAATCGCAATCGACTTTTGATACCAACGCCAGCAGCTTTTTCAGTACCAAGTTGCCGCTATTCGTGACTGAGGCCAATGCGCTGCAGGCTGACGTCGATGCGAAAAAAACGCTGGCCGAAGCCGCCGCAAACACGGCAACCACGCAAGCCGGTATCGCCACCACTCAGGCAGGCAACGCCGGAACTCAAGCTGGCCTTGCCCTCGGCTACAAAAACGACGCAGCGGCCAGCGCCGCCAGCGCGGTCAACTCGCCCGGCACTCAGGCAACGTCAGCCAGTAGCATCAGCGTTGGCGCGGGCAGCAAATCGCTGACGCTGGCGCAGACCGGAAAGGCGTTTGTCGTCGGTCAGTGGGTTGCGGTTGCCGATCTGGCGAACCCGTCTATCAACTGGATGCTTGGAGCCATCACCGCGTTCAATTCTGCCTCTGGCGACATTACTGTCAACGTCGCGCTGGTTAGCGGGTCTGGCACGCTCAATTCGTGGTCAATCACACAGGCCGCGCCATCCAATGTCGTACCCTCTCCGGTCGGACATGAAGGCAAATCACTGGGGGTTAATGCCGCATCCGCTGCTGCCTATTTAATGCCGCAGCCAAGGTGGACAAACTTTACGGTAATTATCAGCAATGGCGGAACGTTTACGGTTCCTGATCTAACGCCGTTCTTCCGTGCCTACGTCTTCGGCGCTGGCGGCCAAGGAGCATCAGGGAGCGGGACAGGAGGAGGCGGCGGCGGCGCTTGTGCTTTCGGCACCATCCCCTGCAAGCCGGGTGAGGTTTTCACCTTCAACAATGGAGCTGCCGCAACGCTAAAAAAAGGCACAACCACCTACCTTTCTGCCGGTAACGGTACTGCCGGGTCTGGCACGACAGGCGGTGCCGGTTCGTCGACCTACACGATTGGCGGAGGTCTAGGCATTACCGGCTACAGCGGGGGTGCTGGCGGTGCGGGAGGGAACGGTAACGGCACTAGCCAATACGGTAGCGGCGGTGCCAGCGGATCGCCGATAGGCACCGGCGGCGCCGGCGTAATGAATGGCGGTGGCGGCGGATGGGGATCGCCTGGGTTTACGGATGGCGGCGGCGGGGTGTCCGGGTACACCGGAAGCGCACTTTATTTGTCTGGCGCTTACTCATACGACGGTGTTTCACCAGCGGCAAGAGATTGGTCAAACGCATTCACAGACCCGCTGCTGGCGCCGTGTAATTTTGTGCAGCCCCCGCTCAATGCTGCAGCTTATGGCGCAAGCGGCAATGGTGCGGTCATCAATGCACCGGCTGGGTGTGGTGGCGGGAAATCGACATCAGGCAACACCCAGGGCGGAAACGGCGGACTGGGCGGCGGCGGCGGGCCTGCCTATGGAAATGCCGTCGGCGGCATAGGCGGGTTAGGTGGCGGCGGAGGCGTTGGGCCGAGCGGCTATGGATCAGGCGCAGGCGGATATGGTGGTGGCGGTGCCGGCGGCAATCCTCCAGGCGGAGGCGGTGCGGCTTGTGTGGTTATCTTCTGGTGATGGGGTTGGGAAATGAAATTTGTTTATATTGACAGCGGCGTTGTTCGTGAAGCCGTCCAGTCTGACCCGGCTACACTGTTCGTTCCGATGTACGCGGCTCGGTTTGTTGATGCTCCTGATTATGTTGAAGTTGGCTGGTTGTATGACGGCCACGCCTTCACCGCGCCCGCGCCTGATCTGACTGCGCTGCGTGCGGCGCACTGGGATGCCATCAAGGCCGAGCGCGACAAGCGCATTCAGACCGGCGGCTATCAGGCCGTAGGCAAGTGGTTTCACAGCGACACCTTCAGCCGCACGCAGCAGATGGGGCTGGTGATGATGGGCGCTGACATCCCGGCAGGCCTGCAGTGGAAAACCATGGACGGGTCATTCATCACCATGACGCAGACGCTGGCCGGTCAGGTGTTCGCCGCTGCGGCTGCCAGTGATGCTGCGCTGTTTGCCCATGCCGAGCAGATAAAAGCCACGATGGATGCCGACCCTGAGAATTTTGATTTAGCCAGCCAATCGTGGCCGGCAGTATTCGGGGGCTAGTCATGGGAGTCCAACTCGCGCTGTACAAGGACAAGGGAAACTGGCTCAACGGACTAATCCGCTGGTGGACCGGCAGTCAATACAGCCACTGCGAGCTAGTCATCAACGGCATGTGCTACAGCAGCAGCATCCGTGATGGCGGCGTGCGCGGCAAGGCTATGGCGCTGCCGGCGCACTCGTGGGACATCATCGACCTGCCATGGGCCGATGCAAACGTGGTGCAGAGCTGGTTTGATCGCCACTCCACCGACCGCTATGGCTGGCTCGATCTGGTACTGTGCCAGATTCTCGGCATGCGGCGAGATGGTCGCGGCGCGTTCTGTTCCGAGGCCTGCGCGGCGGCGTTGCGCTATCCAAACCCGACTCGGTTCAGTCCGCAGACGCTGGCGGACGAGTGCCGCTACATCGGCAAAAACACAGTATTTATCCTGCGCACATAGGGGCACGCATGTTCGAAAATTTTGACGGGCCGGGATGGCTGAAAGACATCCTGCAGGGCGGCAGCCTCTCGTTTGTGTGGGCGGGCGTTGGCCGCCTGATGTTCCACGCTCGCCAGGTGCAGCAGGGGCGTCGGCGGCTGTTTTCCAAATCGCTACTGCTGGAGCTGCCGATTGCACTCGGCATGGGCATGGTCGGCGCGGGTATTGCAGATTGGTGGGGCTTCACCGGTCAGGTACGCGATGCGGTTCTGGTATCGGCTGGGTTCATCGGGCCTAGGGCTATTGAGCAGATATTCGAGCGCGCCCTGAAATTCTTTGACAAGAAAGGCGGCAAGGAATGAGCTTCGACAAGGCATTTTCCCTCACGGTCGGCGTCGAAGGCGGCTACGTCAACGACCCGGCAGACCCAGGCGGCGAGACTCGCTACGGTATCAGCAAACGAGCCCATCCAGACGTTGATATCAAGTCGCTGACACTGGATCAGGCAAAGGACATCTACCTGCGCGACTACTGGCAGCCTGCGAGCTGTGACAGGATGCCGGAGCGAATCGGGCATCTGGTGTTCGACGCGGCCGTCCATCACGGCGTCAGGGTGGCAATCAAGCTGCTGCAGCGGGCGTTGCGTGTGGCAGATGACGGGCTAATTGGCACGGTCACGCTCGGCCAGATTCAGGCCAGCAACACAAACGAAACCGCCAATCTGTTGATGGCAGAGCGGGCTATCTACCTGACCACATGCAGCGCGTGGCCGACGTACAAGCGGGGATGGCTCAAGCGCTGCTTTGAGATTGCGAGGGCGGCATGAACCCGCTACTGCTTGGGCCGCTGGTAGACCTGATCGGGAAAATTTCCGACAAGGTCTGGCCAGACCCGGCCAAGAAGATCGAAGCCCAAACCGCGCTGCTGCAGATGCAGCAATCCGGCGAGCTGGCGGTGCTGGAAAAGCTCGGCCAGTCGGATAACGCGCAGACCGAGATCAACAAGATCGAGGCGGCCAGCGACAGCAAGTTCAAGTCCTGCTGGCGCCCGGCGCTCGGGTGGATATGTGTCTCTGGATTCGGGTATCAGTTGCTGGCCCGGCCGTTTCTGGTAGGGTTTGGCTACACCGGATTTCCAGAGCTGGACATGAATACGCTGGCGTCGCTGACGTTTGGCATGTTGGGCTTGGGAGCGATGCGGACGATTGAGCGGGTTAAGCGTTAAGGCTAACCGCCCACGCCGCCCGCTCGGCTTCCGAATCAGTCCGGCCATCCGGGGCTTTCACCCACACCTGATTTTCTGGCCAGATGCCGTCGCGGATTTTGCTACGAATGGCCTCCTCAGTGTAACCAGATTCTGCAGAGAACTGCTTGATGGTCTTGTAGCGGATGGTCATGGTGTTGTCCTTATGCGGCCTGTTGCTGCGGCCATTCCTGCTGGCCGGGCTTGATGCCGGCCTGGGCTTCGATGGCGCGTTCGATCATGGTGCGGAGCGTGGCTTTTTGGCCTGGGCTCAGGTGGGCGCTGTTCTGCCCGGTGAGTTCGGCATCCAGGCGCTGGATCAGGGATTGCCAGGCGGCGTGATGTGCTGTGGCGAAATCCGGTAAAGGGGCGGTGCCAGTAAATACCGGGGCGGCGTGGCCGGCCCAGCCGGTCATGTGGCAATCGGTGTGGTGATAGCCCGCGGCGTTGCGGCCGATTCCGATTTCCAGCCGCCATGCCTTGTCGACGATGGTTTCGAAATAGCAGTCCTGCATGTGCAGGACGCACGGATTAGCTGGCAATGGGCGGGCCAACGGCAGGGTTGCGGTTGGCTGGTCGGGCGCGGTAGCGAATAGGGCGAGTTGGGTCATTTGCAAGCCTCAATCAGCTGATTCATTGCCAGCTCGCTGTTGTGTCGGCCTTTGACCTTGACCAGATTGCGGGCGGCGGCTTCGATATTCAGTAGCCGCTTGACTTCGTAGATGATTGGCTCTGCGCCGCCGTCGTCCGGGTCTAAATCAAGCGATTTGTTGATTGCGCCAAGATCGGCGCATGCGGCAAGAAACATGCTTTCGGTGCCGTCGAGTTTGTCCAGCAGCGCCAGCACAGCGGCGGGGTTAGCTGCGGCGATGTATTGCGCATTGGCTTTTGACGTTATCCCGCTTGGCCGTTCTTCAAAACATGCGTAGTCATCGACATGTACGACGATAGTGCCCTCAAAATCCCCTTTGGCCGACCATTCTCCGGTTAGTATTTCAAATGCCGTTTCGTTTGTTTCGCACGTTTCCCACGGCCCCGGCGTTGCCTTCTGCGCCAGCTCGCGCAGCTTGGTGGTGTCTATGGTCACTTCTTTTTCCCTTCGTACATGGCCGGCTTGCCCTGCAGAATCAGCGCAATCGCCCGGTTCTGCTCTTCGCTGATTACGCCAGCAGTGTGCATGCTGCTGCCGGTGTCTACCTTGGCGCGGTAGACGAAAAAGACTGTGCCAGCTTCTGGCTTGCCTTTCGGCATGGTGATACGGGGTGCGTTCATGCGGAGTCCTTCTTCGGTTTGATTTTCTTCACGCTGCCATCGGGCTTGAAGCCGTAGGCGTCCAGGGTATTGCGCCAGCTGCTGAAGTCTTTGGCGATGATGTCGGACGGGAAGCTGAAATTCTCTTTTAGGATCAGATCGCCAAGTTCACCCAGCGCGGCGCGGATGGCGTTGAGGGCATTGGCACGGCGCTGGTTCTCGGCATCGGCATGTTTCAGTTCGTCTTCCAGTTCGCAGATTCGCTCAAACTGGTCACCGATGTGTAGTTCGGCCCATGTCAGCAGGCGTTTCAGCTCGCCTTCGGCTTGTTCGGCTGCGGCCAGGCGCAGGGCGTGCAGGGCGGTCATGTATCGCCTCCAAAAATCTCGCGCTCGATGGCGCGGGCAAAACCAAACGGCCATCTATCTGGCTTAGAGTGCTCGTAGAACAACTCCAGAATCCGCTCTGCGCTCAACTTTTGTGGATTCTGAGCGGCTTCTAACAGTGCCATGTAAATAGATGTAGCCTGGAATAAGGACGGTGGATTTGACCCATACCATGCATCCCGCGCCACATCTGCCGGCGCTTCGGCTGGCGTCAGGGCTGCGGCGAGCAAATCATGCAGTTTGTGGATTTCATTTTGTTGCGCGATGCCTTGCTCATTTCCAGCTTTCAAACCTCTGTCAAACGCGGCTTGTAATTGCTCATCAGTCACGCTCGGCGCTGGCGGGGCGGCATACAACGCCGTGCCAGCAGGCAACACCCTCCCGTCTACCGTTGCAATAGACAGATACCCGGCATAGTAGCCAGTCACGCGGGCCACCGGCTCTGTCTCCGGCGCGTCGATCAGCTCTTGCAGCAGGGCTACAATCGGAACCGCTGACGCCCAAGTTCCGCCAGCTACATGCCAGTCTTTTATTAAATCCTGCGCCCGTTGTTTCTGGTCTGCGTTCATTTTTTCTCCGTCCTGACATATCGAAAATATGTGCCCCGGCTAACCTCAACCAGCAGGCCAGACTCAACAGCGGCGGCGAATCCTTCGCGAACGCCGGTAGTAAAGCCAATCTCCGCGATGTAGGATTTTTTGCTCACAGTGCTTCCGGCGCGCTCCTTCCTGATTCGATCAAGCACAATCGGCAGTCGCTGTTCAACCATCAGCGCAGATTGTTTGCGCTTCGTGTCGCGCATCTTCTGCTGAAACTCCGGCAGCCAGTCAGGCGAGATTCGTTTCCGTGGTGCGTGTGACTCGATAAGAGCTGATGGGATTGATAGCAGAGCGGTGGCGAGGTCCATCACTCAAACTCCCGCCCAGCGAGCCGATCCTCAAGCCTGTGGCACTGGCTACGGTAGCGGTCCCGCTCATTCGCCAGCGCCTGGTTGGCTTCTTCCAGTGCCTCGATCTGTTTCCGAAGAGACTCGTTTTCCCGATCCAGCTCCCCTACGCAAACCGCATCAGTCAGGATTGCGCGTACCACTGGTGACGGCATGTCAGGTTCTCCGCAATGTTTCAGCAGGGTGTTGCCGATGTCGTTGTTCATGCTGCTTGTCCTTTTTTCCAGTAATCGCGAACGTCCTGTTCGGCCTTCATCAGAGCGGTAAGGGCCAGTCCTTCAGGCGCGATTGTCAGCAATTCATTGAGCCAGATGGAAGATTCGCGGATAACTTGAAGTTCATCACCGGTGGCTATGAATTTGTTTCTCACGCGATATCGCTTGCCGATCTGGAACAGCGCCTCTGCTGCGGCCTCAAAAACCTTCTGACTCGGCTCAATCTGCCTGCGGGCTTCTTCATCGTTCGTCGAATGAAATATCCGGCTGGCCAGCTCGAACGAAAACAGGTTCATTTCGTTCAGCCTTGTCCATCCGTCCAGGTCGGTTTTCGCCAGCCTCAGCGCTTCGATCTGCGCCCGGAATGGCGTGATAAGCGCGGTTATTTGTTCGTCGCTGATAGGCTGCGTGCTGGCGCGGAAGATTGTGCTGTAGATCAGCTTGTTTGCTTGATCGCGACTCAGTTTTTGCTTGGGCGCATACCGCTTACGCGGCGCTGTCGATCTGGCCATAATTCGCCTTTCTGAAAAGCGGCGCACCGTTCCGGGTTGCCTTGAGTTTCACCAGTTCGCCCGATGCGAGCATCCGGCCGATTGCCTCACGGGCTATGCGCATTCCGCAGCCGCAGTTGCGTTCAACTTCATTGGCCGAAAACCCCTCGGTATAGCTGGAGCCTTCCCATTTCCGGATGCGCTCCATCGATGTGAGTATGCGCGATTCTGTGCGTATGGCGTGCCCGGCCAACTCGTTGTCAACGAGCGCTTCGCTGTCTGCGATGATGCGGCGTGGTTGCGAGTGGTGCGAAAACGGGTTCGGCTCGCCGGGTAGCTGGCCGAGCATGATTTGCATGGTGATCATGACGCCTCCGCAAACAAATCGGCCGGCTGAGATTCTGCGGATTGCAGATACTGGATTGCCTGCTTGAAATACGCCGGCTTCAGCTCTGTGCCGACAAACCTGCGGCCCAGCTTGATCGACATGTAGCCCTCGCTGCCGATGCCGGTGAACGGGCTGTATACCGTGTCACCTGGTGCGCTCCACATGATCAGCGCACGCTCAATCAGATCCAGCTGTAGAGGACAAAGATGCTTCTCGTCTTTGTCCTCTCGCGCTGCTTTCACATTCAGAGTGTTGGTCTGCTGGATATCCATCCAGACTGGGCTTGCCCACTTCTGCCAGAGATCAACTGGAAAGTCGTCTGGCTTGTGGCCGATAGGCTTTTCGTTTTCACCGTCCTTGCGGAAGATCAGCAGGTAGTCAGGCATGCCAGCTCGGCTGCGGCCAGAGTCTTTGCACAGCGTTTTGTAAAGTAGTCCATGAGCCTTGGTGCGGGTCATTTCCACCACTGGGCATTTCCAGATAGTGATGCGGCTGTGTAGCGTCCATCCGCATTCCTCATGCGCACGGATCACCATGCCGGACAGGTCTTTTATGCCGATCTTCCCGTCTTTCCACTTCGTCAGCGGCAGGTCTGAAACGTGCACGGCAGACAGTCGGCCCGGCCGCGTTGCTCGAAACAGATCACGCAACAGGTATTTGTAATGATCCAAAAACTCAGCATCGTCTGCCGCGTTGCCCATGTCTCGCTCGCTGTCGGAGTAGACAAACAGATTCGAGAATGGCGGGCTGTATACGGTGAAATCGATAGAGTTATCAGGCAGACCGGCAGCAAACTCGACGCAATCGGCGTTGTAGATGCTGAAATTGCGCCCGTGGTATTGGTCTAGAACTTCCATGTTTATGCGCTCCTGAGCCAGTCAGGCATATTGACGGCCCGGTTTGGTTGATATGATTTGCGTTTTTCTGATGCCGATCCGGTGTTGCGTAGCATTGCCGCGCGCATTTCAGCTTTCATCGCGTCGTGGCTGTCTGCTTTGCTCGATACGTTGCGCCAGATAGCGGCTTCGGCGTGTGTCATAACCAGATGTGCGTTAACGTCGCGCGCCTGGCCGAATCGCCAGCAGCGTCGCACGGCCTGATAGAATGCCTCGTAGCTGTACGAAAGACCGACAAACGCCATATTGGCGCAGTGCTGCCAGTTCATGCCGAACCCGGCAATCTTTGGCTTGGTGACGAGCACGCGAATTTTTCCGTCCGCAAAGCCAAGCAATCGCTCTTCTTTTTGCTCTGGCTTGTGCGACCCGCGCACCTCTATGGAATCCGGCATAAGCCGCGTCAGGTAATCCGCTTCGTCGTCGGTATCGCACCATATCAGCCATGACTCATCGTTACCGTTGACCATCTCGGCAACCTTCTGCGCCCTGGCTTCGACTGACTCGCGTTTAACCGCGTGGATGCCAGTGGCGGACAACTCGGGGGATGCAAACAACTGGCCTTGCGTGTCTGCTGCTGACTCGAAGTCGATAACGTGGCGATGGATATTCAGATCCGGCAACTCGAAGCCAAAATCGGAAAACCCAAGATCAGACGGACGTGAAACGCAGCGCGACCAGCTCGCTACCCAATCCCAAAACGGTTTAACCGCATGGCCTTTCAGTCGCCAGTCGCCAGTGTCCATCGTGTCATTGATGAACCAGCGCGGCAGCATGTCCGAGTGATTGAGAACCCCGAGAAACTCGCTATGGTTGCCAAGCTCGGTATGATCGTTCGGGCTTGGCGTTGCGGTGCATGCCAGGCGATACGGCGTATTTGCAAACGCACTCACCAGCGCATTTCGCGTCTTGCCGGTAAAGTTTTTCAGGATCGATGACTCGTCCAGTACCACGCCTGAAAACTCGGACAAGTCGAAGTTTTCAAGACGGTCATAGTTGGTAATGTTGATGCGGTTTTTGATTCCTGACTGATCGCGAACAACAGCAGCATCGATGCCGAATTTATCTGCCTCTCTCGCCGTTTGAGCCGCCACAGCAAGCGGAGTCAGAATCAGTACCGGCTTGTTTGTCGTCTGGTTGACGATCCGAGCCCAATCGAGCTGCGTCAGTGTCTTGCCCAAACCGGTATCGAGAAACGCAGCGCCACGCCCAGCACGCAGCAGAAAATCCAGAACCTCGCGCTGATAGTCGAATAGGCGCGGGTTTAATTCTCCGTCGTATTTGATGCCGTCCATCTGTGGCGCGATGTGCTTTGTGCGCAGAAAATCAATGTAATCCATGATTCTGTCCGAAAAAATCCCCGCTATTGCGGGGTTATTGGTGGTGGAATTTGGCGATTACTGGTCTGTTCGCTGGTCAGAACGGGATGTCGTCCCACTCCCATTCGTCGCAGCCTGTTGTCTTGAAGTCATCTGGCACGCTGGATTTGTGTTGCTGGCAATATCCGGATTGCTCCAGTTTGATGCAGGAATGACAATTCGATTTAACGCGGTTGAGTACGTCCAACCGCGATTGCAACGCCTTTCGCTCGCATTCAAGCAGAGTGCGGTTCATGTTCCGGCTCCCATTGGTAGTTGACGATTTCCGGGTATTTGCCGGATTCGTTGATGGTGATGCTTTCAGTCTTGCGCAGCTCAAACCCATCATCCAGCCACTCGAACGCCTGATCGACACTGCCCGGTACAAAATTGAATCCTTCCGGGTTGCGTACTGACCACCAACGTTCGGCTTTTGCCCTTGCAAACCCTTGGTGATTCAAGCAAACCCATTCACGGGCAACAATTCGCAAGCCGCTCCAGTATTCAGCACGCAGGCTATCTGGGCTTCCCGGTTTATGGTGGCGTGCATAGCTGACGCGATCTATTGGATAGGTGTTGATCTTCGGCTGTGCCTGATGCGCCATGATTGCTGCGTTGCTTGCTGCTCTGGCTTCTTCTGGTTCCGGTTCGCGCAGCGTTGCGCCACAGTCTGGGCATTCAAGCGCACTGGCAGGACGGACCTGATTGCCGCATTCGCCACAGACGGCAAACGGCGCAACGGCATCCAGTTTCTTGCGTCCGCGCTTTCTGCCGCGTATGCCGTCCACCGGGCCTAGTCGTTCAGTGGTGTCGCTGAAATCGATCCACAGGCAATTCTGTTTTCCCTCGGCAATCCGCAGCCCACGGCCAGCGCCTTGGACGTACAGCACCGGGCTTTGCGTTGGCCGCAGCCAGATGATGCAATCCACGTCTGGCACGTCGAATCCAGTTGCCAGCGCCAACACGGTGACAAGGCAGCGCACTTCGCCGCGTCGGAATGATTCGATGCGCTGCTCGCGCTCTTTTTTCGGCGTGTCGCCGCATACAACCAGCGTTGGTATGCCGCGATGATTGAGCAGATCGGCAAACGATTCTGCATTGGCAACCGTTGGCAGAAACGCTATCCACTTGCGGCGATCTGCCGCCAATTGGCAGGCTTCGTCAGCCGCAGCCGGCAGGTAGTCGCTGACGCGGTCGGATAGCTGGCCAATGTTGTAGTCGCCGTTGCTGGTACTGATTCCGCTGGTATCGATGCGCGACTGGATTGCATCGATAGGGCGAATCAGCGGAGACAGATAGCTAGCCTGTAGCAGTTCTGACACTGGCGTTTCGTGAGCTATGCCGGTAAATAGCGGGTCGTCGCCATCGGTCAGCCATATGCCATTTCCGCGAAATGGCGTGGCTGTGAAACCAACCACGCGGAACACGCAGTATCGCGCCAGATCATTCAGGAACTGCCGGTACTGGCCGGCTCCATCCGGGTTAACCAGGTGCGCCTCATCAATGACAACGCAGCGGATATTGCCCAGCAGATGTGCGTTCTTGACGATACTGCCGATGGTGGCGACAATCACGTCTGCATCCGGTTGCTTGCGGCCCAGGCTGGCGCTGTAGTACCCGACACGGATATGACTTGGCAGGATGCGCATCAATTTGTCTGCGTTCTGTTCGGCCAGTTCTTTACTTGGGACAAGCACAACGGTTCGCGGGTGCGATTCTGGCCATGTGTCGAACAGCAGGCGCACTAACTCGGCAATCACGACGCTCTTGCCGGCGCCGGTCGGCAGTACCAGCAGTGGGCAATCGGTGATGGCCGGGTGTTTCTGCCACCATCCGTAAAGCCCGTCGATGCTGGTTTGTTGATAGGCTCGAAGTTCCATATTTCACCCTGAAATCTGTGCGCCAAATGCTTGGCGCCACTGGTTGACGCCAGCGTCGCCGATGGCGCGTTTATCGATCGCGGCGTGGATTTCCACGCTCGACCATTCGCCGTTTTCGAATTCGTTTCCTGTGAGCGTGTTGCGATAGCGGGCAACGTTCAGCGCATCGTTTGCGTCAATCAATTCGGCCCAGCGGGACAGCAGCGAGGGAATGAAGCGGTGAGCGCTGCATCCGTCGCGCTGCATGGTCGGGTTCATTGCGCGATATCCTTGCCGCTCGCATGTCCATGTGCCGTCAAGCTCAGGCGTTGCATGCGCGCAACTACGGCATGTCGGTAGCGGTGCCGCGGAGCCGTGGCACAAGTCGTAGTGGTCACACATCTTGCATTCGTACCAGTCGGGCTTGGTGCTGACGCCGGGCGGCGGTTCAGGCGCAAAAATGACTTGCGCTGCCTTGTTCAACAGACGGCGGGCCTCGTCCGCATCAGCATTGACACGCTCGCTGTAAAGTTCGTCAGTGTCTTTGTTGACGGCCAGATACAAGGCGCGAGTCATCCCGGTCAGCGACATGTAAATCTGCATCTGTGCGTGGTGCACTGGCTTGGATTTGGCCACGCCGTTTTTCTGCAGATCAGCAAAGCTCTTGGCATTGTGGGTTTTGAATTCCAGCACATGCCAAGTGTCGGGCGCTTCCGGCAGGCCAATCGCTGCGCCGTCCAGGTGTCCGCGAAAATGCCCACCGCAGGACTGCACTCCGAATTGCTGCCCCGGTGCCGGCCCTTCGTGAACGGTTGCGCCGATGGCGCGCAGCTCAGCGATGAATACTGCCTCTTCGCGCTGACCACGTTCGAACAGGCGCAACATGCGCCCGCCGAACTGGCGTTGCGTTGCCCATCGGAACGAGTACCACAGGGAGCGTGAACAACTCGCCCCTATCTGGCTTGCGCCAAGGTAGGGGCGGGGTTGTTCGGTGGCTGCCTGCTGTTCGCGCCACTGGATGATTTGCGCAACCGTGCTATGTTGACGCTCCGGCAGGCTGGCCATGATTACGCCGCCTTGCCGGCTGCTGCCGCCCACGGCGGTGTATTAGCTGCCGGCGCCGCCTGCTGTTGTGGCGCTTGCTGCTGAAATCCGGGAGCGGTAAAAGACGGCGCGGCGGTTCCAGCTACAGCCTCATAGCCTTTAACCTCATTGCTCGGCTCATAGCCTTCGCTCTTCTTGATGTTGACGCGGATGCGCATTGGCTTGTTGTGCAACTGTGCGCTGTCCTGCAATTGCAGGACGCCTGCCGCGTGGCAGATGGCAGACAGTGCAGCCTGGCTGATTTGTTCGGCCTGCTTGTTCGGGTTGCTGATGTTCAGGCGGTCCCAGACCTTGCGGCCTTTGAATTCGCCGTCGAGCACTTCCCACGTCAGCACCAGTTGCTGGCCGGTGCCGGCCTTGGTGGGTTTGATTTCAGATTCGACAATCTGGCAGATGTATTTGCCAGCAGGGATCGGGTCAAAATTGGTCTGAGGCTGAACTTGTGTTGCATTAAACGGGAGGAACGCCATAGTATTGCTCCTTGATTGGTAGGTGGTTGGGTGGTTTTACTGCGGGGTTGCGCCAACGATCTTGGCGCGAATTGCGGACAAGTCCGCCGGTTCGTACAGGTCAAGCGCGCCGGAGCGGTCTTTCGCTGTAAAGTTGTAATCGCCCGCTGTCTGGAAAAATCGGGCCAGATTGCCTTCTGCGTCCTTCTCGGATCGCAGAACGAGAACTTCATCAAAAAAATACGGCAGGGCTTGGCCCAGTTTCTGTCCCGGCATGCTTGGGCTGTAGAGCATTGACCCTGTTTGCTCGTCTTTCTGCTTTTCCATCTTGGCGCTGAAATAGACGTTCTTTCCGGGCAAGTCTCGGAAGGCGCGCACCAGTTCGTGCATCTGGTCGGCCATTGCGCCATAGGCTTGGCGCGGGTCTTTGCTGGCTTTCTTTTCCGCACTCAGAACCGATTCGCCAATGTCGCTGATCGAATCCAGACACACCCATTCGAAGTGCGCTGCTTCTGCGCTCTGACTGACAAACTGGTATGCGTCGAACACGTCTTGCAGCGTTTGAACCTCGATCACAGGAATGTCGGCATCGCGCAGAGAGAGCAAGCCAGATTCCGCGCTGATGATTACTGTTGGCGCTCCAGTGGTTGCACACAGGCGGGTTTTGCCGGCACCGGATGCGCCATAGACGCAGATTTTCAGGCCGTTAAGTTGTGCGGCCTGTTTTGTTGAGGTCAGATTGATGGCCATGGTTACACCTCGACCTTGACACCAGCCTTTGCCGGCTTGGTGGTGACGTATTTTGCGATCAGCGCCTTGTGGTCATCTTCCAGCGACTTGAAGCAAGTAATCTTCAGGTCAGGCTTCCAGTGGAACGTACCCTGAATGATGGCAGGCAGATCGTTCCAATCGTCTTGCAGCACCTTGGCGTCGATACTGCGAGTCATGCGGCCTTCGGTGACAACGCGCATGCCGTTTTCCAGCTTGATGGTCTGGCTGCCTTCTTCACGGCAAGGCAGGATCGCAAGCAGCTCTTCTTCGATCTCAATGCGCTTGGCGCGGGCGGCGTTTTCTTCGGCCTTCGCGTCCAGCCATTCTTGGGCGAGTTGTTCAGCGGTTTTCGGTGGGTGGGCAAGTTTCAGGTTGGTTTTCATGGTTGGTTGCCTCGATTTATTAGTTGTCGGTCAGCCAGTAGGCAAAAAGCAGAGCCGCCACAGTCAGCAGCCCGCCAATCCAGTTGTTCGGCGCTTCCACGCCGGCCAACGGTTCAAGTTCTTCGTTCATTTGATCCCCGCTAGCTTCACCAGCAAACGCTCATGGTCGCGCTTCATGTCCTCGATCTGGAACAGCGCCTCACGCCGGCTATTTTCCAGAAACGCGATTTGCTTCTTTTTCTGAGATGCCAGCCATGCCAGCCAGCCTGCCTTTATTGCGTTGATCATGCTGCTTGCTCCCTCAATTTGACCGCCTTCGGCTGGCGGTACTGGTCTTTGTGTTCGCCATCCGCTGCCAGCGCGGTATAACCCTTCGATCTGGCCTCGTCGGCAGTCTCTGCGGTTACCGTGTACTGCAGCCACGGCCGGCCACGGATGCGGCTGGGGAAATCGACGGCCCACTTCATGCCGCATGCCTACTCATCAGCCAGCGATCCAGATCGGCGTCGCGGCGATCCTTGTCGCGGGCATCCAGAATGTGCTGGATCATCTCGCGGTCGTCGTATTCGGATGACGACAGGTCAATCCACGTTCCGGCGCGCATCTGCATTGCCACGCTGTTGATGGTGAATTTCTCTTCGCAGCCAGGTTCAAAGCGCGTCGCTTTCTCTGCATGCTGGTAGTCAAACTTGATGCGGTATTTCACCTCGATGCTGGTGCTACGGCCTTCCAGCGTGTCTTCTACGATCAGTTCTTGTTCTTTGCTCATTTTCCGCTCCAGAGAAAAAGAAGCCCCGACCGAAGCCGGGGCCAATTACTTGAGGTGGAGAAGTTCCGCTATGCCGGCTCCGATCAAACCGGCATAACGCATAGCCCCGGTGTACTGCTTTGGAAGATTCGCCGCCTTGTTCACCCGCGCATAAAACTTGGGAAAACTGCGCGTTTTGGGGTCGGCCTTCGTGCTCATGCTGCCGGTGATATCTGCGCCTCTGAACCGGCTTGGCTCGCTTGCTTCTACTGCTCGTGTGCCTATGTCGCTTGACCCACGGATAACCAGCCTGCCGACGGTTCGAAGCCGGCGCATGCGTTGAGATGCCTGGTTATCGGCAAGCTGGTTATCGGTGGGTGCTCGTCTTTCCGAGTTGTCAGAGACAGCTGACTGTCCCGATGAAGGGCAAGTCCCAAAGGAACTTGGCCGGCGTAGGATCGTTGTTACTGCGCTACTAGCTTGCTGCGCAGTTCGTAGCCCATCAGCGGTTCTTGCGATTTTTCTTCATTTCTTCATTCCTTTTTCTGGCGGCACTGATCTTTGCCTTTGTCTCTGGCGATAAGGTTCTGCGCCGATTTGCTTCAGCGATTCGATTCCGGTGTTCTTCTGAGAACTTGCGGCCAACATTCGCTGTAACCATCCGCTCCTTGGCGTCAGGAGATAGGATTTTTGTGGCTTGCGATTCACGCATTCTCATGCGCGTTTCGCCCGATGCTTTTCGTCCAGTCTGGTTAGCCACGATCTTTGATCGGTGCTCGTCGCTCAAAGTTCGGCCCTTAAGGCTTGTATTGATAGCCGCTTGGTGTTCCGGTGATTTCTTGCGCCCCTTGTGTGCCGATGACATTTTTGATCGCGCCTCATCGCTATGCCTCATACCGAGTTGGCTACCGGCGACCGGGCAACAGTTGAAGCCATAGCGACGGTCTGCCGCCATTGATGACGATATCCATTCGTTCTCACGCACCAGAAGCTCGTCGGGAGTCGGTACTATTTCCAGCACAACGAACTCGAAATCCTCTGCGCCGTATTTACTCCATGCCGCTTGCAGGTAGCGGCTATGGTGCGTGCCGCGCTGTAGCTGGCTGCGATGCTGACGCCAGCGCGCATTCGTCCGCACCGCGCTGCCCACGTATATCCGCCCACTGGCAATGTGCCGGATACCGTAAATAGCGGAGAAATCAGCCGCCTTCGGCATGCAGCCTCTCCTTCAAAGCGAACCCGAGCAGCGGCCACACCTTCTGCACTGCGTTCTGGCGTGCGATCTTGCGACCCAGATCGGCGTTGAAATTCTCCTGGCTAGCGCACGCGCTCTCACCAGTGACAGTGAAGCCGTTGCGCAGTACCAGCACGCAGAAGGTCAGCAGCCGCAACTCAGGTACAAAACGGACCAACTCCACCTCGCGTTCGTAGAAATCAGGCCTGCAACGCTCTTCCCCGACTACGCCCTGTTCAGCGGTGAAGTAGTGCTCGCTGTCGATGTTTGCTTCGATGTCATCTGGCGTCACTCGTGGCGCAGTCAGACCCTTGTCTTGAATCTCTTGTTCGATCTCAGTGCAGTTCATTTACTCGCCTCAATTGTTTGAATTGGTGCCGGTTACCCGCATTCCGGCAGCCAGTAGCGCCCATCCTTTCGGCTTGGTCTGGCTGGATGCCCCGAATTCCACGGAGCGCGGCATTTAGGCCGTCCGAGCGGCTGTTACCAGTTCCCGCGAACGTCTTTCCGTTCATTTGTCATCGTTGCGCTTGGCCCGGCCACGACTACGGGCTGTTGACGGCCGGGAACCCCAACCCTTATCAACACGGCTGGGCTCTCACTCTCTCCTTTCGGTGTGGTCGCTGTCCGGAACCAGCATCGTGAAAGCCCATGCGTGTTGCCCCTGTTTCCAAGGGCTTGCCGGTTACGTTCGCATCCGGCGACCGATTATTTACAAGGTGACGGCCCGTTGTCCTTGCTCGACGCTCTCCCCGTCGAGTAGACCCGGATTACCTACGCCATCCGAGTTAGGGCGTTGCTTGTGAGCCACCGTACTTGCAGGGTTCTTACCCATTCCGGCTTTTTCCGCGCTTTGTCTGTTGCCGCTGCGGTCTTTCGCGGCTCGCCCTCGCTTTTCGGCGTTATCGCCGGGGCGTGCATTGCAATCTGATTTTTAAGGAGCGGGGCAGCGGGTGTGTTGCTGCGATGGATGTATTACACCAAATGGTTAACAGATTGTCAACACCTTTTGGTGAATTCCCTAATCGGTGTTGAGTGCGGCCCACCAAATGGTGTATTATGCATACATGGACCTGAAAACATTTCTTAAAACTATTCATGCTGATGAGCGCGAATTTTTCGCATTGCGATGCGAAACGTCTTTTGCCCATCTACGCAACGTCGCATACGGCCTGAAAACCGCTGGCGAATCGCTGTGCATAAATATTGACCGCGAATCATCCGGCGCCGTCCGCTGCGAAGACCTGCGCCCCGATGTCGATTGGGCGTATCTGCGTGGCACTTCAAAAAACAAATCCAAGCAAGCCGCGTAATCCCATGCCTCACGAAAAGCTGACCGAAGCCGTCACGGTGAATCTGTCTGACACAGACAAATGCTTTGCTGTATCACGCGCCCACCAGAAGGGCATGGAGTCGGCCAGCGAGTATTTGCGCTGGATGCTGACGCTGGATCGTGATCAGTCGCGGCATGAGTACACGCTACTCGGGATGGCGCTGGGCGTGAACGGAAACGATGGAAACAGGGTAAACATGACGGGCCAGAGTGGGCCGGAAGGTGATGAGTGATGAACACCGTTATCCCATTCCAGCCGCCGCAATCAAAGGCCGGTTTCGCCAAGCGCTACGCTCATCGTGGCTATACCGTATTCCCCTGTTGGTGGGTACTGCCGGAAAAGAGCGAGCGCGGCCATATCTGCGCATGTGGTGATAAGTCCTGCAACAAGCCGGGCAAGCACCCGATCAGCCGGCTGGCGCCGATGGGGCATAACTCAGCGTCGAAAGATGTGTCGGTTATCGAACGCTGGTGGGCAAGCTACCCGGACGCCAACATCGGCCTTCCGATGGCAGCCAATAACCTGATTGGCGTTGATATCGATCCGCGCAACGGCGGGTATCTGACTATCGAGCAGATCGAGGCTGAGAATGGGCCTCTTGTTTCCGAGGTGCTGCAATTCACCGGCGGCGGTGGCGAGCATCGCATTTTCAGCGCGCCGGAAAAATCATCATTTCCGGGCCAGTTGGGCGCTGGCATCGACCTGAAACACAACGGCTATCTGCTCGTGGAGCCGTCCAATCATGCTTCGGGTGGCGTGTATGAGTTCGAGGCGTCCAGTTCGATTCTGGATGAGGCGCCCAGCCCGCTGCCGGATTGGGTGAAGGATTTGGGGCGCGAGCGTCAGGGCGCTATTTCTCGCACCAACTACGAACCGCCGCGCTTTTACCCAGAAGGCGACATCGAGCGCGCATGTGCCGGACTGTCTCCCATCTCGTCCGATGACCGCGACTTCTGGGTGAAGGTGGGCATGGCAATCCATGCTCACTTCGGCGAAGCAGGGTTTCCGGTGTGGGACGAATGGAGCGGCAAGTCCCATAAGTACGACGCCAAAGACTTGGTTCGCGTCTGGCGCAGCTTCAGGCATAAAGGGCTGGACGGCGTCGGAGCAGGGACGCTGTTCAAGATCATCGCAGAGCATGGCGGCACGGCCGCATGTGCGCCGGACCTGAGCAAGCCATTGCCGCCCGTTCTGCTGAATCAGGTTGTCGCAGAGACGGAAAAGCGCAGCAGCCTGCGCAACATCCCATGCAAGCCATTGCAGGCCATTTGCGACTGGCTTTCAACAATCAGCGAGTCGTATCACCCAGATATCTCTGTTGTAGGTGCTCTGGCCATCGGCAGCGCCATTACTGGCCGGCTGTACGCCAGCGAAGAGGACAACTGGACCGCGCTGATGATGGTTGTGTCTGGCCCGTCAGGCGTTGGCAAAAACTATATCCAGGTTGGCGCAGAGCGGCTGCTATTGGCAGCCGGCCTTGAGCGCCGCATTGCTGGTGATTTCTACACGCACCAGGCGGCAATCTATGGCGCGCTGCGCAATGCGCCGGCCCATCTGTGTATCTCGGATGAATTTGGCGAGAACTTCTATGAGGCGCGAAAGAACAACAACGCCAACAAGGCTACCGTGTTCAAGGCGCTGAAGCGCGTCTATTCCAGCGCCAACCACATATTCAAGTCGGAAACTTACGCTAACGCGCAAGACGATGATCGCAAGCCGATTCTGAAGCCTTCGCTGTCTCTGGTTGGCCTGACAACCCCTCTGCAGTTCTTCTCGGAAATCAAAACCGGCCACATCGAAGGCGGTCTGATGAATCGCCTGATTATCGTCAGTGTGGATCGTCAGGACGTTGCATCGATGCCGGAGCGGTGCGGGGTTCCCCCTTCGGGGCTGGTTGAGTGGGCAAAGCTGGTCAGTCGTCAAGACAACCCACTGGCGCATACCGCGTATGACCTTGAGCCGGTTCCGGTCAAGGTGGCTTTCAGCAAAGAGGCGAAATCGGCATTCGCTCAATTCAAGACCAACCAGATGCAGCGGTGCGACGAGCTTGAGCAAGTCGGCCTTGGCTCCATGCCGATCCGCTGGCGCGAGAACGCCATGAAGATGGCAACCATGCTGGCAGCTTGCGACAACCCGATCAATCCTGTTGTGACTGTCGATATTGCCGAGTGGTGCATTGAATACGTGCGCCAGCGTGGCGAGAGCACCATTGCGCTACTGTCCTCCAGTTCTGGCGAGAACGACTACCAGCAGACGATGAATGCGGTTCTGGCGTTCGTGCGTCAGGCGGGCGCAGAGGGCAGAACGCTGACTGAGTTGTCACTTAAGTTCCGTTCGGTTAAGCGCAATCAGATGGCTGAGATTCGCGCCCATCTGATCGAATCGGCGCTGGCTGAAGAGGTGTCGATTCCGACAGCAGGGAGAAATTCGATAAGGCTGGTAGCCAAAACCGGAGACTGACAATGATCTTCTTTTCATCTTTTCACAACTTGTTTTCATGAAAAACAGCCCGCAAACCCGCGCCAGTAGGCTTTTTTTCATTTTTTCATTTTTTATAGTGGGGGGGGGTGTGCCCCCCATATATATAAAAAACTCACACACGCGCTGCAAAAAAGAAAATAAGGTCTCAAACCCGCTCCAGTGCTGGGTTTGAGGCATCTGCAAAGATGTTGAAAAGAAGTCTGCAAAAAACAAAAAAGGGCGAGACGTGAAAAAACGAGAAATTTACCCAATGAACAAAATTTACAGCTTCATTTTTGAAGCAGGAGAAGCGGGAAGAGCGCTGACTGAGTTGTCGAGAAGATTCAGGAGAATGAATCGCTCACAGATGGCGCAAGCAATCGCGCAAATGATTAGCGAAAGAAAGGCACTAGAGGCAGTGACGCATACAGACGGAAGGCCCGTTACCAGAATTGTTGCAACAGGCGGAGAGCCGGCAGAAGATTCCGGGATGAGTGAGCCACGCAGCAATGAAGAGCTGGTGCGCAGCAGATTGATTGAAGCACTGGAAAACCACGCTGCATTTACCCCTGGCGGTAACTACTGCCCTGCATGTGGTGCAGATGTCTCTGGCAGGACGAAGCAGGTCACAACCTATACGGCGGCTGTGGCTCAACCAGCCAACCGTGGGCTTGGGTTCTCTATTGACGTATGGCGCGTGTGCGAAAGATGCGCAATCAAGATCATGACCGGAGAGCACAAGGATTTGATCGTCAGCAATTCAATCTGCGCTGCCGTTATCAGAAATATGGAAGCTGAGGAAGCTAGTCGTGGTTGATAACCTGGCCGAAGCCATGGCCTACCTGACCGAGGCGCACACGTCATTGGTGATCGCCAGGGAGGAGGCAGAAGGCAGGCTGGAAGAACACTTCATCGCCACGCTTGAGGCATGGCAGGAGCTGGTAAACGAGCTGGCGCTACTGCAGCGCCGGGCAACATTCGAGAAAGGGCATTAAGCATGATCTTGTTTCAGGCAATCGCGCTGTTGTTGGCCGGCATGTGCCTTGGTGCACTGGCGTTTTTCGTGTGGGCGTGGTGCGCGATGGGCATGGGGGATAGCGAGTAATGGCGCGTCTTCCTAGTGAT